ACTAGAATTAGTTAACCCAGAACTTATACCAGAATGAGTCGTTTTATTGAATTATTGGAAGGAACCTTTGCTAATAAAATCCAAGCACAGTCCTATCCTACTCGTTATGCACACATTCGTGTTTCTCACCGCTTGATTGGTGAGAATCGTATTTACGGGGAACAAGCATACAACTATCTTCTAGAAAGACCATATCGACAGTTTGTAATTGATGTGGTTCAAGAGGGTGAAGAGTATCGTCTTAAGAACTACGAACTTGCAAATGCTCTCCATTTTGCACAGTGTAGACGACTTGACGAAATCACAGACGATATGTTGACTTATCGCGAAGGTTGTGATATTATTATGAGAGAGACAGGACCTGATTCATACTTTGGTGGAACATCAACCTGTAACTGCACAGTCAACTGGAATGGAACTGAGACATATGTCCAGAATGAGGTAACACTCACTAAGGACGAGTATCATGTAGTTGACAAAGGATTACACATAGAGACACATCAGAAGATCTGGGGATCTGATTGGGGTGCTTTTAAATTCGTAAGGCAGTAATGCCTTTATTGCCACTTTAGCTCAGTTGGATAGAGCAACGGTTTTGTAAACCGTAGGTCGTCGGTTCAAGTCCGACATGTGGCTTTGGTGACTGATCATCACCATCGGGAGTGACTGAATAACCCTGTTGGAATTAGGCGGGGTAATGTAAATGGTTAGAGGTGGTACTCGCCTTCCCTAAAGGAAGTGAACCCGCACCAAGGGAACCATTGTTGTTATGTACTAATTTTCGCTTTAGCGATTCCCATAACATGAGGGTATGAAGTATTCCCTCCTCCCACACGGGGAATTAGCTCAGTTGGTAGAGCGCCTGCTTTGCAAGCAGGATGTCATCGGTTCGAGTCCGTTATTCTCCACTCAATCCTCTTTAGCTCAGCGGTAGAGCGGTTGACTGTTAATCAATTGGTCCCTGGTTCGATCCCAGGAAGGGGAGTTATGGTAACGTGGAAAGAACAATTCTACTACATCTACATATGTTTTAAAGAAGTATTTCTGATATGCCTTACAAAGATAAAGAGAAAAATCGTGAGTATCAGCGCGAGTGGGCGAGAAAGAATTCTAAGACTCATAAAGCAAATCAAATTAGTCATCAGAGGAGAAAGCAGATAGTAGAGGATGCGAAGAAGCATCCATGTATCATCTGTAATAAAGAGTTTCATCCTGTTCAAATGGATCTTATTCATGTAGATCCATCACCTAAAAAACACAGTGTATCAAAGTTATTGCAGTATGCTAGTTACAAGACTTTGAAAGAAGAGATTGATAAGTGTGCTCCTATATGTGCAAATTGTAATAGACTACTGCAGCATGGCATGGTAGAACTACCTGAACTCATTGTCATGCCTTAAGGTTCAAATCCTCACATGATGAAATCTTAGAACCCTACAGTGTTTTCCAAGGTTTTCTGGTATAAATAAACCCGAGGACAAAGTATCGCAGGGTCAGAGTAATCATGCCATTAACACGTTTAGATAACCTTATTAGTTCAAAGACTGGTAAGTATCTTTATGTTTCGCCAGACGATTTTAACGCAACCGATGCGTTATCGAACCGAGGCAATTCACCAGTCACGCCGTTTAAGAGTATTCAGCGTGCATTTTTAGAAATCGCAAGGTATTCGTACCTTCCTGGATTTGGTAATGATAGATTTGACCAGTTCAGCATCATGCTGATGCCAGGTATTCACTATATTGATAACCGCCCTGGTCTTGGTGATACTGCCAACATTGCTGAATTTGGTTTTGATCCAGCAAATAATGCTTGGACTGATAACAGCATTCTCGATATCTCTAACCCAGATAACGTTCTCTACAAATTTAACAACACTGAGGGTGGTGCAATCATCCCTAGAGGTTCTTCTCTTGTAGGTTATGACCTAAGAAGAACTGTTGTTCGTCCTCTATATGTTCCTGATCCTGCTGTAACTGAGCGTGAGATTCCTCGCTCCGCTATCTTTAATGTAACTGGTGGTTGTTACTTCTGGCAGTTCACCATCAAAGATGGTCAGACTACTTCTGAATCTCCTCTCTACAATTCCTCTGAAGGAACTGGTAAAGTTTACTACGACCCAACTGACTTTACTAAACTAGCAGCACCTAACTATTCTCACCATAAACTAACTGTATTTGAATACGCAGACACAGAAGAGTTGTCTCTATTCTACAGAAAGATTTCTAAAGCATTCAAGCAGTATCAACCATCAATCGATCTGCCTGGAGAATTTGATTTTAGAGTTCAAGAGAACAGAATTGTTGGACCTCTATCTGACTCTAGAGTTATTGAGAGTCTAAAGGTTACTGATAACTCTGCTGGTAATAATCCACAGATTCCTGCATCTACATCTGAAATTGAAGTAACAACCAAGGTAGACCATGGTTATTTCCAAGGTCAATTTGTTGCTATTGCAAACACAGAGATCGATGATGTTCTTGAGGGTATCTTCCCAATTAAAGCAATCGATCAAAACGATGCTCGTAAGTTTACTTACGAAGTTCCGTTTGTTGCAACAGCAATTGGAACTAATATTCAGTCTGGAAAGATCCTAAATGCTGGATCCAGTCCTGCTTTGGGTCAGAATGCACAGACACTAGCAGAAGTTGACTCTGTTGAGTCTGCATCTCCATATGTCTTCAACGTGTCGATCAGATCCACTTGGGGTATTTGTGGTATCTGGGCAAATGGTCTGAAAGCCACTGGATTTAAATCCATGGTTATCGCTCAGTACACTGGTGTATCTCTACAGAAAGATGATAGAGCATTCATCCGTTACGACGAGTATTCTAACACCTGGAACCAAGCGTCTCTAACTGACGCATTTGCTACGGTTCCTTATCACACCAAGGGTGATAGTTATTGGAAGGATGAGTGGAGAAACTTCCACGTTCGTGCATCTGAAGACGCATTCATCCAGAACGTTTCGATCTTCGCTGTTGGTTTCGCTGATCACTTCCTGATGGAAAGTGGTGGTGACATGTCGATCACCAACTCTAACTCCAACTTTGGTAACACATCTCTACACGCTATTGGTTTCAAAGGTTTCGCCTTTAACCAAGATAAGGGTGGATACATTGATGCGATCATCCCACCAAAACAAGTTGTTGATACTGTAGCAAATACAGAAAGAATCAACTACTATACAATTGATGTTCAAGGAACTAGAGCAGGAAACAATACAACTAAATTGTTCCTCGGTTCTGATGAACTTAAGAATCCACTAGAGCGTCCTGCTGCAACAATCACTGGATTTAGAATTGGTGCTAAATCTAATGAAAAACTATATTTCAAAGGAGCAGCATCTTCTGTTGGTGACACTTACAACGTAGAACTAGAACCAACTGGATTTGTTAAGTATGTCGCTAAAGGCAGTCTTTTAACTCCAACAGGATTTGCTGCAAATAATAACTATGCTGACGCTGCTAATCTAATTGAAAGCAACCGTCGCATGATCCAAGAGGAAGTCTTCGGTTATATTCTAGAGAAGTATCCTAGACTCCAGAGCATTCCTTATGTCAACCCTGGTCTAAATCCTGCAGGTAACAGATACTTTGATGGTCGTAATCTAATCCTTGCTAATAGACAGTGGATTATTGATGAATCATTTGCTGATACTACTAGAACATTTGGAACTACATTTATCAATGCCATCACCAATGGCGAAGAGAAGTGTAAGCGTGACATCGGACTTATTGTTGATGCTATTGCAGAAGACCTTAGAGATGGTGGTAACTCTAACATCATCGCTGCAACCAGAACATACTTTGACGGTGCTGGAAGTCCTCTAACTAATGGACTAGCAGGAGAAGAGCAGTATTCTGTATATGCATTCAACAGAGCTCGTGACTATTGTAAGAAAGCAATTGCAAACTTACTACCAATCAAAGCAGATCTATATGATCCAGATTCTAATAGCATCTACTTTAATGGTAATACACCTAAGTATCCTGATTTTGTACAAGGAAAAGGTAAGACAGGTTCTCAAGCAGAACTAGATGGTGACACAACTAATGGTGTAACCATTGACCTTGCAATCAAGCAAGATCCTGCTGGTAGAAATAAGGATGCACGTAATAGAATTGAGGCAAACAAAGAGTTTATCCTAGACGCAGCACTTGCTGAAGTAAGTGTATATCATCCTGACTTCTATATTCCTGGTGATACACAAACCAATGCACAGTCTAGACTTGCTGACGCATTCAGAATGATCCGTCGCAACTCTTCTGAGATTAGAGATAAGGCACTTGCATCTATTGCACTTAATCATCCTAACTTCTATATTGATGGGGATCAGCAGACTGATGAGGGATCAAGATACGCATCTGCATATCGTTTGATTTTAAATAACAGAGCTCAAATTGTTGATACTGCACTAGCAGAAATTACAGTTGGTCATCCTGATTTCTATATTCCTGGAGATCAGCAAACTGACGAGCGTTCTAGATATGCTGATGGTTATCGTTTGATCCAACAAAACAAATCTGACATCGTTGATGTCGCTTGGACAAACATGATTGCAACCTATCCTGCTGTTGCATCTACAGAACTCAAGTGTAAGCGTGATATCGGTATCTTTGTTGATGCTGTATCTCTTGACCTATTTGTTGGTGGTAATAAGTACGCTCGTAAGTTTGCACAAGAATACTTTGATGTAAATGGAAATCCACTAGTCAATGGTTTAGTTGGAGAAGAAGCAGAAAGTATCTTGGCATTTAATAATGCTAAGGATCAAATGAAACTTGCTGTTGCAAACCAACTTGCAATCACTGATCTAACAGTAACTGAGGGTCCTGCAACTTATGGTGGATCTGGTGGTAATGTTTCTAGAACTAACTCTGGTGCTTGTGCTGATGTTCAATCTGCTATTGAGACACTAACAAACATTATTACTACTCCAATTAATGATGGTAACCTCAATTCTCTACCTGCTGAAACACCTTACATTGCTGGTCCTGGTGAGGACAAGTGCCGTAGAGACATCGGTATCTTTGTTGACTCCCTAGCACTTGACCTATTCTGTAAGGGTAATGTCTACACATACAGATTTGCTGCTGAATACTTCGAGAATGCAACTACACCTATTACTAATGGTGTTGTAGGTGAAGAAGCTCCAACAGTAACTGCTCTAAACAAAGCAGTTGAAATGATCAAGAAGGCGCTTACTAACCAACTCTACGAGAAGGATCTATTCAGAACTGCTGATAATGCACCTGGATCTGTATATGGTCAGGTATCTAAGGACTTTACACCACATGGTGCTATCTATGATCCTGCTACTGGATCCTTGCTACTTGACATTGCCAATCATGGTTTGAGTATTGGTGATCGTGTTAAGATTGCAGATAATGGACTAACATTTACCTGCACTCAGGATAATAATCAAACTAACCACACATATCCAAGAACAACTGACCCTGCATCTGGTCAATATCTAGAAATTACCGCTGCTGCAACTGACACGATTACTGTCAATGTTGGTGCATCTCCTGCAGGTCAACAGTATCCACATACATTTGTAAGTGCTCTTGCTGGTTGTGTAAACTTTGCTGGTAATACTGCAAATCAAAATAATGCACAGAATGCTCTATGTTCTGATGTTCAGGCAGCTGCTGATACGCTAGGTGGTATTGCTACTACAATTATCACAGCAGGTAACCTCAACTCTATGCCTATTGAGGTCAATTATGGAACTGGTAGAGGTCCTGGTGAGATCAAGTGTGCTCGTGACCTTGGTTACTTTATTGATGCTGTTTCTGTTGACATGTTCATTGCAGGTAACAGACACATCAGATCGTTTACCGAGCAATACTTTACCAACGCTACTACACCTCTAAGCAATGGTCTTGTAGGTGAAGAGGCAGAAAGTGTTACTGCTTTCAACACTGCTATTGCAGAAATGAAGAAAGCAATCACCAACCAGTTGTACTATAAGGATTTAACTGTTACTGCTGGTGAAGCAACTTATGGTGGTGGCGGCGGAACTATCGCTAACACCAATACTGGTGCTTGTGCTGATGTTCAGGCAACATTGCAAACTCTAGGTGAAATTGCTACTGATGCAATCACCAATGGTAACATTCAAGGTGGTATTTGGAGCACTCCTGTTAACGAGGGAGCATTCTTAGCAGGAGAAGCTAAGTGTCGCAGAGACCTTAAGATTGTTATTGAAGCAATCGCACAGGATCTTTGGTTCGGTGGTAATGAATACACAGTATCTGTAACTAAGGAATACTTCTATCAAAATCAACTAATCAGTAATGGTGTTGATAATGAGGTAGATCCTTCTATTACTGCATTCAAGCGTGCAGAAGAATTGATGCAGCGTGCTGCAAACAATGTATACTATGATCGCGATCTTGACATCACATTAGATCAGACTGGTGATCCTCCAATTGTTGGTAACATTGAGTGTGATGCACATGATATGGTCATTGAGAACATTGACTTTATCGCTGCAGAAGCATATGAGCGTATGCTTGCTGCTTATCCTTCTTATACTCCATCCACAGGAAATACTGCACAAGACTGTAGAGATGACGTTGTTAGCGTCCTCAAAGAAGTCATGTGGGATGTTAAGTTTGGTGGTAACTATAAGACTTATGATGCTGCTAAGATCTATGTTGACAACTATGATTATAGAACTGGAACTGCAGTATCTACATTCCTTGATCCTGAGCGTGACGAGGCAAGAAAAGTCTTCCTCGAAGCAAAGAACATTGCAATGCAAGTTATCAAGAACGAGACTGTAAGTGTCTCTGCTGGTAACTCTCTAACACAAGTCATTGATACTACAATCGTAGAAGATTGGGATGCAACTGAACTACTACCTAAGTGTGGTTCTGCTGTTGCTGCTGTTGATACTCTCATGGGTATTATCATCCAAGCAATTGGAACTGATGCTGGTGTTGGTAACTTGAATGGTATTACACGTACTGTTCCTGGAACTACATCTGATCCTGCATGGAACACCTCTCTTAATATTACTGCTACCACTGCAACATCTATCACACTCGACGTTGGTGCATCTCCTGCAGGTCAGCAATATGCTCACCAGTTTGTAAGTGCAGCGACTGGAGCTGTTGTATCTGGTGGTAACTATCTCCATAGATTTGTTAGTGCTGCTGGTAACGCAGTAAGTATTCTAAATGGATCCCCATTAACACCAATCAACGCAACTTATAATGCTGTATCTGGTGATATGGTATTGTATTTCGCAACTGCTCATGGTGTAACTACTTCTGATCAACTATCCATCGCAGCAAATTCTCTCACATTCAAGTGTGAGATGGATAACTTCACTGCTGATAAGACATATCCTCGTGCTACTGATCCAATCATTGGACAGAACATTGCTATTACTGCCGTTACATCTACATCTATTACTGTTAATGTTGGCACATCTCCTCTAGTTGAGCATAATGTAACCAATGCAATTTACGATCCTGCATCTGGATCTCTTGCTCTAACTATTGGAGCACATACTCTAACCACTGGAACTGGAGTAAAACTCAAGAATGAGTCGCTATTGTTCAAGTGTGCTATGGATGATTACACGAGTGTTCGTGCGTATCCAAGAGCTGCAACAACATATCAACCTACAGCATATGATGGTGGTAATTGTTCTGATGTTCTTGCAACTATCAACTCTCTAACAGACATCCTATGTGATTCACTGAAGGCAGGTAATCTTGATAATCTACCTGCAATCAGTAATGGTCTGTGGGATTGTGCAAACGTTAGATCTTCTATTGAAAACCTATTCGACATTCTTACTGATGCAATTACTGATGGCACACTAGCAGGTCTACCAAACCTCAACAAAGGTGACTTCACTGTTAACAATGAGGCATCTAAGTGCTTCCGTGATGTTTCCTACATTGTTGATGCTTTGGTCAATGACCTTAGACTTGGTGGAAATATTAACAGTATCCAAGCAGGTGAAGCATACTATGTTGGTAACAGTCTTGAGTACATTGATGGAGAGAAGACTGAGACTCTAGATGCATGGAACTACGTCGGTCAGATGGCAATTGCTGCCATGAGAAACTGGGATGTTCTAGTTCAAAATTGCACCACAACATCTGGTTCTGCTATCGTTGATGTTAATGATACCAATGGAATTATCATTGGTATGTCTGTCAAAGAATATGGTTCTGGTGATTATACAAATGGTGTTCTTAACTCTAACGCAACACCTAACTACAGCACTATTCCTGACGGAGCATATGTCAAGCGTATTGTAAGTAACACTCAAATCGAACTTGGTGCTAAGAGTTCTAGATTTGGTGAAGGTGTTCTAGTAAATGCTCTAGCAAATAGTTCTACTATTGATCTCTACTTTGAACTAGAGAATGGCGTATGGGCAGATACTCTACCACAGAAAGATCTAACTGTATCTCCTGACACCACAGTCTCTCCAACTAACAGAGAGTGTTCTGGAACTGCTAATGCCATCATCAACTTGACTGGTGTAATTACTACCATCATCAACACTGGTGTTGGAACTGTTACTAGACAAGAGCAGACACTTAATACTGCACTCCTAGCAAACAGAGCAACCATCTTCACTATTGATACTGGTGGTGCTGCTTCTAACCCACACAACTTTGAGACTGGAACACCAGTCAGACTGGTTCCACGTCCACGTTGGGATACAATCACTCAGACATATGTTGATGTTGATAAGCGTCTTGTCAGACTACCTAATGGATTTGAAACTAATAAAACTTACTATGTAATTGCTCCTGGAAGAACAACACGACCAGAAAATTACGCTAACTCTAGTGTCTTTGACCAGACAGCTACGACAAAACTGATGCTTGCAACCTCTAAAGAGAATGCAGCAGCAGGTATTTACATCTATGCTTCTGAAACTGAATCTGTAGATCCTGATGTTGAAATCGATCTATATCAGTTTGTCCTCGATGAGAAATATGATCTACACAACTATAAGTGTAGTGTTTCTGCAAATGTTAGTGGTGGTATTCAAACTGATACAGCACACATCTTTGATATTCCAGTTCAGAACCAAAAAGATCCTCAGATCGTATTCTTCCGTACAATTCCTGGATCTTCTGATAGATTGCCATTAGTATCTACTATTGATCAACAGACAACACCTTACATCTCTATCCAAAGTGGAGCAGATGCTGGTAGAATTGATCCTAACATTGAATTCTATGTAAGATATATTTCTCCAAAGGTATTCAGGATTTATAGAACTCCTAGTGATGCAGAGAATAATACTAACCCAATTACATTTGCTGGTGGTCAGTCTGATCAGTTTAACGTATTCTGTAACAAGCGCACATCACCAATCCGCTTCGACCCAACATTTACCAATACTTCTACTTCTGATGGTAAGTGGTATATCAACTGTGTTGATGAGTCATCTCTCCAAACTAATATCTTTAACAGAATTGGTCTTGCTGATTATGCTGGTAAGACGAAGACCACTGACATGTGGTATACTCGTCTGACAGATGATAGAGATAAGGAAGATAGAACATATAAACTACGTTATGTCATTCCTTCTTACTTAACTAACGTTAGAGATCCTATCAATGGATTTGTTGTTAAGACAAGAACTGATGATACTCGTAGATTAGTTCCACAGAAGATCTTGCTAAAACCAGTAGCAGGAAATGTATATGGTGCTAGATTCACCAACCCTGCTAGAACTAATGAATTTATTGGATGGCAGACATCTGATTTCCCTGCAGGTCTTGATCCTGCTGTAGAAGAATCATATGATCCATACAAGAAACCAGGAATTACAGATCCTGCATTTGAATATAGAGCATTTGCTAAGTTTGCTTCTGGTGTTCAGGCAACAATTCAATCTGGTCGTTATATTGAAGATACTCTAGATCCTAGCATCAAGTATCTAGAACTTACTGTATTTGACCATGCAATTGATGTTGTCAACTTTGCTGGTCTTAAGAATGAGATTCTAACAACAGTTAAGATTACTGCACCACAAGGTGGAGACTTCGTTGTTGATAAAACAGCAATCACTAGCAATAATGAAGTTCAGTTCACTGGAAATTCTTCTGGTAATGCTAACATTCATGCTTATTATACTGTAAATGGTGATCACTACTTGATCATTAAGAATATCAATAGTGGTATCCTTGAGTATAGTCAGTACACTAACACAAGATTTACTCAGGGTAATGTCTTTGCTGACATGCTAGAGGATCAGGACAGTGGCAAATCACTACCTCTGAAAACTCATATCAAGAAAAATTTCCCAGAGTATTATTACAAGCAAAACGGCGCTAACGTTTATACCATCACTCCTGGTGATAGAATTACTGATAGTGCTGGTATTGAATACTATGTTGATTCTGTTGAGGATACTGGAGTTATTGAGGATACATTCTATGTCTTTGCAACAGAGACTATCCAGAAACGTATTCCTGGTCAGCAAGATGGTGTATACTATCTAACATGCTTACGTGGTAATATTTCTCCATTCCCAACTGGTGCTGGTGTAATCAATAACTTTAAGAAGTTTAAGTTCTCTCAACCAGTTTCTAGACTATATCCTCTAAACTATAGAAATGATCCTCTCTGGTTTAAGAAGTCTGGAACCACGACATCTGAGAAAGCATATTATGGAACTCTGATCGATCCACCAGCAACATTCTCTGCTGCTGACAACTATATCCATGGTCTTGTAACAACTAACGATTACAAGAATTCTGTAACCAAGGAATTGGCAGAGGATCTAACCAAGCAACCTGCATTTACCGTCAACAACTATACTCTTGTAGCACAAGAGGGTAATGCAACTTCTGGTTCTGAAGATCGTCGTATTCCAATCGCTGGTGATAGCACAGTTGTTACGGATCAGCGTTACTACGTTGAACTTCGCAGACCATCTATTGCTCGTGCTGGTAACCACACGTTTGAATACCTTGGTTTCGGTCCTGGTAACTACTCTACTGGTCTCCCAGCGCGTCAGGAAGTCGTCCTAACACCTGAAGAGGACTTCTACGCACAAAGTAAGAAACAAGACGGTGGTATCGTCTTCTACACAGGTATTAACTCACAAGGTGACCTGTATATCGGTAACAGAAGAATCAATGCTATCACTGGTGAAGAAACGTTTATCGATTCTGCCACATTGGATGATGATGGAGAAGAGGATGATACCGTAGGAGGTCTCGTTACTACCTTCGATACACCTGTAACGTTCAATAAGAACATTACGGTTATCGGTGGTGACGGACAACTAACAAACACATTCGAGTCTCCAATTCTCCTCAACGTTGCTGACAATGATCTAACAGAGAATCGTTCTCCTCTAATCATTAGTTCCATTGTTTCTCCTGTTGATCCTGTAACTCAAACAGAGCAGGATGAAGGTCTTGATAGATCTGCATTCCTACCATTTGATGCAGGTGACATTACAATCGGTAAGAACAGAGTTAATGCTGCTGTATTTGGATTCAACCCACGCGGTAGAGGTCAGAAATATCAGATTCAGACACATACAGTTGCTGGAGCTGCATCTAACCTAACTCCTAATCAGGATACGTTAATCTCTGCTGGTGGAACTAGAATTCAGTCTGGTCAGTTTGTAAACTACGGTGGAGTACTTTCAAAACCTGGAGATATTCTACTCAAGGGTCTTGAGGTTGGTAAGACTGGTGGACTTGGTTGGATTTACACCAACTACTATATTCAGATTATTGCTGGTAGTAACCAAGCAATTTCTACAATTCAGTTTATCCCTGGAACTGGAATCACATATGTTAAGTTGACATTTGTTGATGCTGGAACTGGATTAGATATTACTAATGCAAACCTTGGTATCACTAGTGGTGCTCAAATTAGACTTAATAACTACTATCCAGATACCAGATTGAATGCTGTCTGGGATATCGTTGATTATCCTGGTGATGCATTCCAGACTACTGATAACTATCTCTACTTCCAAATCAATTTTGTTGTAGGCGCTGCAACTGAGTCTTGGCCAACTATTGTTTCCAACACTCCAACTGGCAATGATGATCCTACCATTGAATTCTCTGGTTCTGGTTCACAGTGGAAAGAGTTTGGTATCATTGGTGGTGAGGCACTTAGAACTGACACTGAATCAATTGGTGATTATAAGTTAGGTATTAACACTATTGCAAGAGCTGCACATGATGCATGTGAAACTGCATTTGTTTCTAATGAAACAGATCCTCGTGCTAACCTTGACGTTGTTGGCACAGCATTTATCAGTGGTAGATCAGTTCTTAACTGGCTCAATGAAACTGGCACAACTAAGTCAGTTGTCCCAAGTGATAATGCATTCCTAGTTGGTGGTAACAGTGCGCTTCCAAATGAAAAAGCAGTATTCCGTGTTTCTACTTCTGCTGTAGATGGAACAGGTAAGATTGGTATTAATACCACTGTTGCTCAGATGAGCAGTCTTGCTACTGACATCGTAATGGTTGGTACTACCACATTTGTTGGTAATTCTACAATCAATGGAAGTCTACAAATTCTAGTTGGACAGTTAGATACGACTAGCACAACTGTTGACCTGATGAATACACCTACTACGGTGAGATTCGCAATGGCAGCACAAACGCTAGAAGTTGCAAATGCTACCACAAATACTGGTAATAACGTTATCAATATTGCTAACTATAGCAACAATTCAAGTTTCAGTCTTGGTAATGTTGCAGCAATTACTGAGTTCAATGTTCATAGAGGTTCTCAAACTGCAGATGTTAACATTGCAACAGTTGGTAATGCGGATGCATCTTACAATGCAACATTAAATCTTGGTGGTGCATTTGCTAACTCTGCTTCTATCACTAATATCAAGACTAGAAACATCTTCTTAGATGGTGATGTCAACGTTGGTTCTGGACTAACTGCTGGTTCTGGTGTTGGTAAACTATATTCTCTCAACACTCAGTTTGACCTACTATCTGCTAGTGGTGGTCCATCTGTTGTTAAGTTCGCTGCTACTGCTGCAGACCTTACAATGGGTGCTCAAGGTGGAACAACTACCATCAATAACGCACTAACAGTTAAAGCAAGATCCGACTTCTTCGGTGACATGTTGCTAACTGGTGGTCTTAACGCTGGTGGTGTTGAGGTTGACAGAGGAGTCTTTGGAACAACTCCTGCCGCTCAGGCAGCAGGTGGTCTACCTTCTAACTTTAACATTGACCTTTACAGAAAGGTTGATATCAGTAAGACTCTTGATACTGGTGGTTTCGCAACTCTATCTGCAACAGAAGAGTTTATTAGACTAAATGCACCAGTATTAGCAGGTCAGATTGCAATTGGTGATTATCTACTTCTTGACGAATCTGCAGCATTCACTGGATCTCCTGGTGGATATACTCCAGATGAAGATAGATCTGAGATTGTAAGAGTTATTGAACTAACAAACCTTACTAACAGTGGTGATGCACAAGGTATTCGTGTTAAGGTAACTCGTGGTGTTGACGGTACAACTGCTCAAACACACCCTGACAATCTACCAATCTTCAAACTTAATAAGAGTGCTGACGTAAGTTATCTTCTTACGAGCATTACTAATGTCGATACTCAGTTATCAACTGCTGAATTTGGTGGATCTCTATTGGTAGGTGATTTCCTCAGACTGAATGATGGAGAATATACAAAGGTCACTTCGATTATTGCCTCTCAGACATCTATCAAGTCCCTGAAGGTTAATGATGGTGGTAACCCTGCTGTCCTAGCATTTAGTGTTGAATCTACTACTGGTAACACTTATATCAGAGGTAATACTGAAGTTCATGCAGACTTGACACTAGTTGGTTCTGCAACAACTGGAGATCAGATGTTCACCATTAACAATGGTGAGTCTTCTCCAACAACTGTATTTGATGTTGATAGTTCTGATGGTGACACTAGAATCCTTGGTGATTTGAGTGTTGGTGCTGGATTCAATAAACTAACAGTTGATGCATCTAATGGCAACACAGTATTGAATGGTGGTGACTTTACCATCTTTGATAGTGCAGGAACTGGACAGAAACTGAAACTCACCAATAATACTGGTGATCTAACAATCTCTGGTCTATACACAAGCACTGCTACAACTGGTGTTAACACATTTGCTAGTGATCTTCGCCTGAATGGTGGTGATCTACAAGTCTACTCTGGTAGTGATAAGAGATTCCAAGTTAATAACTCTGGAACGATCGATCTTGGTGGTGTTGACTACATGTTCGGTCCAACTGGTGCGAGACGCTGGGATTACTTCAATATCACATCTGGTGATGGTGGAATCTTACAAGCTAACATTAACCTATTCGTCAATCCAAATGGTGATCTATATGTTAAACTGCCAACTAACCCAAGATCGGGTGATATGGTAAGATTCATTGATCTTGGTGGTAACTTGAAGTACGACTTGAAACTTGTAATTCGTGCAGCAACTGGTGTTGCTATTCAAGGTGACTCTACTAACATCGCTGCTTCTGTAACTGGTGTTGACCTTACTAACCACAACGGTGGTGAATTGATTGTAACTACACCAAATGCCGCACTTGGACTAGTATATGCAGGTGCTCTAAATAATAATGGACAGTCTTCGGGAGTCCCAAGTTCTGCCCAAGGTTGGTGGTTGATGGAAATCTAACACATGGCAAATTACGGCGCTTTAAAAACTATGAAAGCGGCAGCCATTGGCACTATCATGCCGTGGACTGGCGCTTTAACTAAAATCCCTGCAGGATGGTTGATTTGTAATGGAAATGAAGTTGAAGCAGGATCGTATCCCCTTTTAGCACAAGCAATTGGGGATACGTACGGTGGTGTTGGATTTACACCAGATGATTTCCCAGTATATCAAAACCAAACAATTTTTTTACCAGATATTAGTCAGAGAGCACTAGCAGATTACGACACTTCATATTTCGGATCTGGTGCTATCGATGCAAACATTGATACTTCTGAGGCATCAGCATCTGTTGCTGGATTTATTGGAGCAAATACAGACAATGGTGTAAGGACTAATATCCCTGATGCATACACAGACATTGTTTTTAACTATACTCCAGAAAATGACTTCTCTGGAACTATTGAGGAGATGACATATAATCCTGGTTTTGGATCTAGGACAGTTTATACTGCACCTAGAAAACTAGGTAGAAGACATGTTCCTATTCATGGTCACCCAACAGAATTTGCTTCAATTATTGGTAATGACTCATCCAGACCTGGAGCAGGTGTCTCTTGTTCTAGGGAAGTTAATTACAATATTTTTAAGGCAGGAAGTGATGACTTCTTAGACGGAGCACAGGTTGATATTTCTATTGAAATGCCTTCTGGAACTGGATTAGGTAATGGGTCAGCTGGTGTTATTCTTGCAAACATCGATGCAGAAGCACCAGGACCAAACTTAAAACCAAGAAATGCTACATCACATGGTATTTCTAACTGGATTGGATCTGCAGATGCTCCTGATCCACCAGACCCATATGGATCACCAAATAATAGTCCAGCACATAATAGAAGATTCAATCAGTCAGATACTGCGCCATATGCTCTAGGTGGTGGAAACATATCTACAGAGCATATTAACTATGATGATGGTGATGCAAATACTGGTGATGGATCAAGTTCGGATCAACATAGACCATTTGAGGTATTTTTTAATCACTCTGGAGTTAGTTTCAATAAAACTACCCCAGGTGTAGGAGTTTTTGATACGATTGATGCACATGATCATGGAAGTTTCCAAGTTGATTTGGATAGAGAGAACTCAAGTTTGAGAATGCCAGGATTGATCTCTTTGAACAATATTACTGCAAATATTACTCCAAATAACCTTGATAGAGCACTAAATATCAATGTTAACCTAGCAACCCCCAAACTCATCGTTCTATACATCATCAGGGCATACTAATGGCAAATTACGCTGTTCAAAAAGCAAAATATGGCGGTGTTACTGGAACAATTCAGGTGTTTGTCAGTCAACTACCAGACGGAAATGATCCAAACGCAGGAGATTTTAGAGAAAAATTGCCTGCAGGATTTTTAAGGTGTGATGGTAGTATATTCAAGGCAGATTTATTTCCTGAACTTGCTAAAATTGTTGGAATCGGAGAAGATTGTAAGTTTGCAAAAGATCCTGAGAGTATTGGTGCTGATGAATTTCAACTACCAGACTTAGGATCAAAATATCTGGTTCCTGGAAATGCAACAGGAACTTATCTGTCAGAAAAACTTAGTGATGGTACTACTGCAAGAATTGGTGCCGAGTTTGATGTAAGATCAAACGTAGGTAGTTCTGAGACTATCACATATAGTGGTAATTTCACAATTGATGGTGACACTGGAGATATTGAAGGTGATCCTTTATACACAGCAGATGAATCAACATTCAGAGGAATTTTAACAGATAGAAATTTCCAAGGTCATGGACACTTGGCAAATCAGACAGTCATTAACTGCACTGGTAACTTTGAAGTTAGTACTGCTGTAGGACCAGAAAGAGCAGGAAATAGTCATAGTGGCAATAACTGCAGAGCATTTGGAGGCAATCAACTGTATTTTGTTGCTAGACCAGAGGGTTCTAGTGCTACATCAGCATCACATGAACACACCATCCAACTTCCTAATGCTGGTGCTGATTACACACACAACTTACAGTATACATATCCAACAACAAATATTGGAGCACAGAACATTAGGACGACTGTAAACATCATCACTGAAGATGTTAAAACGTTCGATACAGCATTAGCTCCATACATTATGGTCGAATACATCATTAAATTCTAAAATGCCTACTCAGACTTATAATTCCCCAGGACAATATCTTCTGACTCTCCCAGGTACAGTAGGAGAGTTTGATTTTGATGTCAGAGGAGCAGGTGGAGGTGGTAGTGGTTCTGACGCTGGATCTCCTGGTGCTAGTGGTGGTGCTGGAGCGAGATTTACTGGTAGCGGTCAGGTAACTCCTGGAACTACACTCGTCATCAACGTTGGTGGCGGCGGAGGAGGCGGTGCTAGTTCTCAAGGTGGTGCCCCTGGTGGTCCTGGTGGAAGTGTATCTTCTACTGGTGGTAATGGTGGTAATGGTGGGCGAGCAGGAAATTCTGGATCCTCTGGTGGAGGTGGCGGCGGTGGTGCATGTTCATTCATCGCTTTAGAATCTGGTGCTCCTCCAGGTGGTGCAATTAATTTTAATCAGACTTTCACATCTGGTACAACTATTGTTATTCCTTCTAGTGTTACTACAGTAAACTATACTGTAAAAGGAGCACAAGGTGGTAAAGGCGGCAATTCCACTGATGTAAGTCCTGGTGGAACTGCTGGCGGTGATATTGCTCCAAAAGGACAAGGTGGTCAAATCATTAGTGGATCACTATTCAATATTGCAGGTAAAACAGTTAGTCTTATTGTTGGAACTAGGGGACAGAATGGTGTAGGAAACCAAGTTGGTTCTGCTGCTGGTGGACTTGGTGGCGGCGGAGTTGTTCTTGGTGGAGTGGGAGCAGCATCTGCAACACAGATAGAAACTTGGAGAACGAGTTCAGGTGGTGGCGGTGGTGGCGGAGATAGTGCCATCCGTATTGACACTGATGGAAATACCATTGCTGTTATGGCAGGTGGTGGAGGAGGATCAGGTGGAGCAGGTTACAGTGCTGGTGATCCATCATCCACAATCTATCCAGCACAAGCAAATTTGGTAACTAATTACAATCCTACCAACGGTGGAAATGCAGCTGTACACTTAAATAGTGCTTCCAATTCTGGTGGTGGTGGCGGTGGTGCAGGATCCCCTGGTGGTCCTGGTGGATTATCTTATTTTTCAGGCAATCACCTTGCAGGTGGAGTCGGCACTGGTGGCACTGGATATTACAATACTTCTTATACTACAGATGCTGCAACTGGTGACACGAATGGTAATAGAAATGAGACAAACACTGCTCAAAACGGTGAGATCAATATCAACTACACCAATGTAGGATCAGGAGAACTTTTAGTCTGTGCTGGTGGCGGCGGTGGTGCTGGTGGTGCAGGAAATGATGGCAGTGGTCCATCTGGTTTCCAATTTGGTGGTGATGGTTCATCTTCATTCTCAGGATCGGACAATATCACTTCAGGTGGCAATGCTTCCAACAACGGAGGAGACGGTGGCGCAGGCGGTGGTGGCGGTGGAGGCACCCAAGGTGGTTCCGCTGGTTTTACTCCTGGTAGTGATAGTGATGCAGGTGGTGGAACTGGTGGTGGATCTTACAATAATAGTACTTACATTACTAGCATCAATTATCAGTCTGGTGGTAGATCTGCAGGTGGCGGACAATCTACTGCAGGAACCAATGGATATATTTCGATCACTTACACTGACAATGATGGAAATCCAAACCCAGTATCTAATTTCCCAACAGTAACTAACGCTGAGGTAAACACATCATATACAACTGCTAATACTGTAGCGGTTGCAGGAATTAATATCACTGTTCCTGCTACTTCTGTAAACGCTGCAATTATTAAAAACGGAACTAATGTAGGAAATTCTACGACAGTAGTTAATGGTGATAATTTAGGTCTTACAATGACCTCAGCACCTAATTTCTCTACGACTAGAACGGGAACTCTATCTTTCGGACTAGCAGGACAAACTGTTACTTCAACGTGGAATGTTATTACAAAAGATCCACCAAATAATATCCCTAATCCATTTGATTTTACTGATGTAACAGAACAACCACTCAACGCTTCAATTATCAGCAATAGTGTTACTATTAGTGGTCTTACTGAGCAGGCAGATGTTAGTTGTTCTGCTCTAACTGGAGGACTGGCAAGTACTGTTACTCTAGTAATTAATGGAACCGACAGTGGATCCTCAACTGGAACTATTAATAATGGCGATACTCTTCAATTAAATGTTACATCAGCAGCTACTGTAAACACAGTGACCACTGCATCAGTCACAGTGGGTGGTGGTGCAGCAGTTGATTGGTCTGTAACAACAATCCTTCAAGAAGATACTGCTCCAAATACTTTTAATTTCATCGATGTTGTTGATGCTCCTGGTGGCACAATGGTTGATAGTAATGTGCAGACATTAACAGGATTTAATACTGCAGCATTGATTGCCATGTCTCCAGATACAAATGGTATTCAAGTCAGTGTTAATGGTGGTGCTTGGGTAACTCCAGGTCCATCTACAACTATTCTTCCTAATCAGACATTACAGTTACGTGGTCCAGCACCATCTGCTGCAAATGGCACTATCAATACTACTGTATTGATTGGCACGGTTTCTACTGGACAAGTAACTGATACATGGAGAATTACTACTGGAGCTGCTAATGATACAACTCCAGACCAATTTACATTTAATGATAGAACTAATCAAGATGCAACTACTATTGTCTATAGTAACCAAGTATTCTTGAGTGGTATAACTGCATCAGCATCAATCAGTGTTACTTCCTCTGGAACAGGAACATCAAAATCAATTAGTCTTGATGGTGGAACCAACTGGCAAGCAATTCCATATACAGGAACATTTGATCCATCAACTCAGAGTATGAGATTACGTTTGACCACTGGTGGTTATGGATCTAATGCAGCAAATATTGGAGTAACAGTTGGTGGTGTCTCTGACACATGGAGTGTAGGAACTCTTTCTTCACAACCAGTTGGACAAAATAAGTCTACATGGTATAATTCTACTCCAGGTACTAAACAGGACGGACTTGCTATTGGCACAATTATTCCTATCTTCAGAGATTCTCAGGGTAACTGGGGACAATTGGATGGAGAACTAGATTCTAGATACCCAGGATTTAGAGAGTGTGATGGAACATCTTTGAATGCAGAAGATTATCCAGATTTATTTGAAGTTATTGGCAACAGATATGGTGGATCTGCTTCTAAGAGTGTTAATGGACCAACCACAACATATACTGGTTCTTTCCAACTTCCTAATATTAGAAACAGAAGATTGTTTGGAACAGGAAATGTTGATGGTAACCAAGGTGGATCTCCATTAGCACCAACCAGAGTAGGACCAGGAGGAACTGGAACTGGATCTGCTAATACTGTTGGATCTGTTGGTGGTGACTGGTTTATCGATACAGTCGATGCTGGTGGTAACCTACCATTAGAACAGGTTGAAGGAACTGGTAACACTGGAACTTCAGGACAATTCTATGCACTAGGAAATATTGAGACAACAGGATATGAGGGAGTTAAATCCAATGTAATTACCTTCAACGTTGCTGGTAACATCAATGCTACATGTGGTCCTCTCATTGAGACCATTGTAGAAACACCAGGACATATTCACCAAGCATTGAGTGGAACGGTTCTTAACACAACCACAGGTTTGATGGCATGGGGATCTAGAGGTACATTAACAAATGGAACTAGATTAAACACCAATGATACATCTAATCTACTGCCAGGAGGTCCTACTGCTCCTAACTCAGGACTAGGTGGACCAGGATTTACTGCTACTGTAAGTTATACTAACTATTGGGCGTCTCCTAAAGATGGTAGTCTACAATTAAACAATAACAGTGGTAACCAATTGGGTGCTATTGACGTTCTTGCAACCACAGCAAGCACCAGAATTTATTCTCCAGAGGGTGGTTTAAAGACTCATAACCATTATCTGTCAACTACAGAATATGGAGATGCTGCTAATGCTTATGGTTGGGGTAATATCAATGGACCAGGAACAAAAACTTCAGGATTAGGTGGAGCTAATGATGGCACAGTTGAGGTGGCATTTACACACACTGAACTAGGTGCTCGTGTCAATAGAGGTAAATTTGAATTGTCAACTGCTAAGGCATTGATTCCTGATGTTGTTTTAAGACCTAATGTAACCATCCCTCTCGTGCAACCATTCTTCAGAGTAAAGTATCTAATTAAGGCATACTAAATATTATTATCGGATTTATAGATTATGCAACCAATTAAACCTCTTGAGTTGATGAAAGATCCAAATCTCACCAAGAGTGAGTTTAAGGATTTTGTTGGTGTGTGGGAAAACTTTATGCCTGCATATCTCTGTGAGAAGATCATCAATCATTTTGAGCATGAACTAGGAAACTCATCCATCGTTGACGGTAAGATGATGGATGGAGAACAGCAATTTGGATCACAAGGAAAGTTAGGTCGTGATGACTTATCTCTTCTACTCAATATCACTAGTACAGAACTAGCAGGAGCTGTAAATCAGTATTTACAAGCAACTGTAATGCATTACATTGACAAATACTCTCAGTTGCAATCTTGTAGGTTATTTTCTACAGACTTAAAACTACAGAAAACAGAACCAGAGGGTGGATATCATGTATGGCACTATGAATCTAGTGACTACTCTCACTGTAACAGAGAGTTAGTATGGATTCTCTATCTTAATGATATGCCAGAAAATGAGGGAGAGACAGAGTTTTTACATCAACGTCGTCGTATTAGACCAACACAAGGAACTATTACTATCTGGCCAGCAGGTTTGACACACGTTCATCGTGGACTAACAGTTTATTCTCAGGATAAATATATACTGACAGGATGGTATCTGCAATCTCCAAGGTAAAATGACACAAGAGTACATCAACAGGAAAGACGCCACCTTTAAGAATACTATCTTAGAGGTAAACATGGCGGAGCAACTAGCAGTTTTGCATAACTACACTGCTGCTAAAATTGATGATGCCGTTTGGACGGAGAAAGTCCTTCCAAAGTTAAACCCTCAATGGCATATTGCTGGTAAAGATGAAATCGAGTATTTCATTTATTATACTGATGGCAGTTATATCTGTCAAAAGAGAAGATTGAGAACAGATAGTGAAACTAATTCACAATATTGGAAGACATATTGGTATGAGGAAGCTACTCCTGCACAGTCAAAGGAAGTTTACGAATTATTCTCTGCTCTGTTCACGTTAACAAAAGAAGAGAGAAGAACTAATTGGGTCAAAGAATCTAAGAAACTCTTTGATTATCAGTTTTACTATGAAGCAAAATGGAGAAAGATGAGAATGCAGATTGATGAAATGCTTCTGTATTCTGATTGGAGAATGCTTGCTGATTATGAAGAAGAGTTTGAGGGAGAACTAGAACTTTGGAAGACTTGGAGAAAGAGATTAAGAGCATTGCTACCAGACCTTGATACTTTCGAGAGCAACTACAAAGCATTTGAGCATGTATCAAAGACAAAGTATCCTATTGATCCTAACATGTATGTTAAAAAGTATCCTAATAAAGATGTAGAATACTT